ATGACTAAAACAAATTGGATCCTGCTGTTTTTCCTCCTGTTTTTCTGGAGTATACACACCAAAGCTGAACAAAGTTTTTGGGAGGAAGCATCAAGTTACAGACTTAAGTTTGAACATTCATCAATACTCCAGCCGGAATCGCAAATCCATATTCGTCATCTGAATACGGAAAAAGCGCTCAACATGTTGGACATGAATGTCGTGGGCGCTCAAACAATACAACTCCCCATGCCAAACGGCACTTTTCAAACATTTACCGTCAAGCCAGACCCAATTTTGCCAAAATCACTTGCTGCAAAATATCCACAAATCAGAACATTTTCAGGATTTGCCTCGCAAGAACATAGTCGTACACTCAAACTTACCTTTTCATCACAAGGGTTGGTTGCTGATATCTATCAAGGAAATACACGCATCTACATTCGTCCCATCCATCATTTGACTCAGACTCGACTTCCTCGCGGTGTGAACTCTACAACGCATGGTAGTATATTTCGGCATGCACTAAAGCGACCAATGATACATTTTCAAGAGTCGATTCCCCTTTTCCCATTCTATCGTGGGGAACATCGACCGGATGAACCACGTCGTTCATTTTCCGACGATCAGTTAAGAATATTCAGGATAGCCATATCAACATCAGGTGAATATGCTCAGTTTCATGGCGGCACAAAATCAGCGGTCCTCGGGGCCATTTCATCAACTGTTCAACGGATCAATCAGATTTTTGAACGAGATACCGGGATCAAATTACAAATCGCCAACGGCAGTGACAAAGTCATTTTTCTGGATCCTGGCAACGATCCATTCCATAACAATGTTGATGATATGGGCCGGAATATAGGGGTACAAAAAAGTCACCTCGATAGTGATGATTATGATCTCGGTCATGTCTTCAATACATCCGGTGGCGGTATCGCAAATTTAAGCTCTGTTTGCCAAAGTGATAAGGCGGGTGCGTTGACCGGAATTGGTGAACCCATTGGCGATATTTTTAACATTGATTACGTTGCGCATGAAATCGGTCATCAATTTGGCGCACATCACTCATTTAATGGCACACAGGGTGCCTGCAACGGAAATCGACATCCAAGCAGTGCTGTTGAGCCCGGTAGTGGCACAACTATCATGGGTTACCCAGGGCTATGTGGTCCGTTGAATCTGCAAGGGCAAGCAGATGCCTACTTTCATGCCAATTCGATTCAAGAAATCCGTTCGTTCGTCAGAAGCATTGCCGGATCAGGGTGTGGTATCCCCATAGACAGCGATAATATTGCGCCAGTTGTATCCACTGGAAATGAGCAAACAATCCCTGTAAATACCCCTTTTCACTTAAAAGGACACGCACAGGACGAAAATATAGGCGATATTTTGAGCTATACATGGGAGCAGACCGATTTAGGTGATCCATTAAATGATTTATCCCGCTTAAACCAATCGATAAGCGGTCCACTCTTTCGCTCCAGGGCACCTAATGCAACACCGACACGCTACTTCCCTTCAATGACAGACCTGTTATCAGAACAAGTCTCTTTTGGGGAGTTGTTACCCTTGCAAAGCAGAACACTCCAGTTCAAATTCACAGCACGGGATGGTCAGGGTGGTATTAGTATTGATAGCCTGAATATTCATGTGACTGATAAAGCAGGGCCATTTCAAATCCGTGCGCCAGGGCACAAAGAACTATGGCAGCGCGATCAGCAGCTCATCAAATGGGATGTCGCAAGAACCGATCACCCCCCCATCAACTGTAAACGAGTCGATATTCTTTGGGCAAAAAACGGTGATATCAACAATGCAACTATACTTGCCGACAATTTACCCAATACAGGTGTTGCAACAATCCCGATTCCAAGAGACACAACCTTTTCAGCGCGACTCATGATCCAGTGTTCAGATGGTATCTTCTATGCGGTGAACCCCGGCCCTTTCGTGGTCGCATCATCCCAGGACCAATCCCGTCAACAGCTATCCATTCAGACCATTCGCCCAATCCAGATCAATGAGGACACATCCTATACTTTCTCATTGTCTGACTTTCAATTTACTTCCCGGGCACGTGGTGAGCAGAACATCGAAATCCTTCTTGGTGTCCAAGGAGACTACCATGTGAATGGTCATACCTTTATTCCCGATCCAGATCAGTATGGAGAAATGATGGTTCCTGTGACCTTATCCAATGGTGAGATTTTCAGCCCCCCTTATATGACGAAAATCATCGTGCATAATGTAAATGACATACCTGTCGCCAATGATGATGAGTTTCGGATTGAAAAGGACTCAAAAGACAACATGCTGGATGTACTGGACAATGACACTGGATTAGAAAGCGGCACTTCCGTTAAAATTATCGATGTCACGACCACAGGCCAAGGTCAGGTGAAAATTTCTGGGAAACAACTTGTCTATACTCCACCCAGCGGATTTGTCGGGGAAGAAAATATGACATATCAAATTCGGGATGAAGACGGGGAAATGGATGATGCAAAAATCCGAATTATTGTATCAAACGGTGCCCAGGTCCACGTCAATAGCAGCAGTCTGTTCTGGCTACATAGCGCGCTGGCTTTCCTTTGTTGGCATCGTCGCAGGGAGTGTCGCTTCTACGAAGCTACGACACCCATCGCTCGGTCGTGCTGATGTGATCACACGATCAATCGACCATGCGCCTTGCATCACGGTTGGGAAAGTATGATCGAGCTTAAGTATCCCTTCAGCTACCAATAGCGGATGCCCTACCGTTTGCAATCGCAAACATTTTTTTGTTCGCTTCAATCGACGATGTTCCTGTTGTATAGCCAATTGAGCTAAATCTTCATTTTCATAGGACTGAGGGAGTCGCTTGAAGGGCGCACTCCCCTGTTGCAACTCAGAGAGACAACCTGTTTCACCCTGCCAAAACATGGCAGCAACGCCGTTAAACTGCGTTCTTCCTGTATCCGTTACTTCTGCATTGAGTATCTTCAACTGACTATGCTCCAGCTTTAAGCTCGCATACAAAATAGGCAGCTCTTCTCCAGAAAAACATCGTACTTGGCCACGAGGTGCAAGCACATAATAGGTATCAACAGGTTTGGCGATTGCATCATATATACTTGCCAGACGCGACAGGAAACTCATATCCGTTTCTGCGTTTTGATCAATATGGATCAGATAAACCGCATCAAATTGGTCAGCAACACGTGGCGTAAAACCATGCGCAGTGACCACCTGACGAAATAGATCACCAAACGTGATCTGACTAAAACTCCGTGAACGCTTTTCCTTTAAGACATTCTTTTGAGTTGTTTGAAAAGGCGCAGCACTGGCAACTACAGTGACGACAGGCGGCGTCAACCTCCATTGCACTCGGTTAATGATGAAATGTCCACGGTGAACAGGTCGATACGCAGGGGGCATACAGGTTTCAAAAATCAGTACTTCTCCCTGTTTTGGCACCCAAGTCAGGTGCATACGACTGAAGGTGAGCGTCAGCTGATCTGCTTGAAGCCCACTAACATCAATCAACTCCCACCGGAGCAGTGATGTATCCAATGAATTATCTTTTGGTCCACGGATCGTACACGTTGTTCGATTCATTCGTCCCATATCCTCATGACTTTTGTTGCAACCAAGAAGGGCTCATCCGGTATTTTGAGCCTAAGACCATCCGGAAGGATCGGCCCATAAGAAGGCATATCAGGATTGAGGTGATATAAGGCAGATTCAAATGCATCATCGTCTGATCCCAACGCCCGATACAGGATCTTGTTGGGTGTTTCTCCGGCGATTGTGGTGATGTATTTCATCGGGGTATTCTTCCAAGGTTATTGAAAATTGGATCATCAACGGTGTTCCATCATCAATGATGTTCTGATGTGTCTCTCGAAGGCACAGGATCTTCCAGCGACCCAAATTATGCCCTAAACTGTCCGATAGAACCTTTGGCATACCTTCTTGTTGAAAATGCCGCAGTATTTGCATCGCTTCTAGACCCTTTTCACCAAAGAGCTGTCCACGTAAGGTCATCACTTCCAAGGGGTGGCCTGCATAAAATGAGACCGGCCGTTGCTGAAGTGTTTCCAATTGTCGCCACCCGCTTTCCCTTTGACGTTCCAACTGTTCATAAGCACTATTTTCAGCAAGGCCAAATGTAAATCCACCGTAGTTCAACTGCTTATTCATCGTGTCTCCATTCGATCATATAGTGAGGCATCTAACCGGACAGCAAGTTGTTCGTTTGCAAAAGCTGGGAATAACTCCTGTTGCATGCGATGAAGGAGTAAATCAACAAACTTGTCTGGCACCTGATCGTAAGATGCTTCAGATTGGATTGTGATTTGCGGGCTAAACACCCACTGAGACTGAGCGTGAATTCGTGATAACTGTGCTGCATCAAGTTTAGGTATTGTTCTATCGCGTTGCGTTGAATGACGCAAAGGTGGACGATTCAAACCAGACGCCTCATTTTTATGATCAATAATGTCCTTGTTTTCAACCTGCTTTCTTTTTTCAAATAGCGTTGAAATATAGTTTGGAAAAATACGCCATTGACGATCACGCCTGACTGATTGCCATTGCTGGCTGGCTTGTTCACTCATCCATTCACCCAACTGGCTCCCCACTCTAGCACCTGCAATAGCCATCATTGGGCCGTTGCGTACACCATGGATCCCTCCAACAAATAAACCAGCCAAACTACCCGCCAGCTTCGTCACTTTCGCAAACTCACGATGAGCAAATTTGTCTTTCAATTTCACGATTTTTTTCCCAATTTCCAAGGATTGAAAAGAAGCATTGAAAGCCTGAGCTGCTCGTGCTGTCTCTTCCCTACCAATGGATAGCACTTGAGTGATGCGGTGTGATTCTTTATGACTCATGTGATGTTTCAATGCTAATTGCATTGATGGATATTGCACCTGTTCTCTTTCACATATAGAGATAAAGCTTGGCTCTGGCTGGACAGTAAATCCAGCTTGATGTTGAACAGGTTGAGGCACCAAACGACCTATCATTTCTCCTATTTGACCACCCAGTGCAGCACCACCAGCGGAAGCCAACACTTGCAAATGGCCAGCTCGACCTCTCGTTAAAAACTGGACGAATGATCCACCTACCAAATCACCGAATACTCGCCCCGTTGTTGGGTAGTCTTTCGTTTCAAATGCCTTTATCAAAGCACCGATTTTCATGAGATACTCCATCGGTTTACTCACACGACCAACTTTTTTCAAACGGGATTGCGTAGGTAAAATATCAAGCCCTGCGTTGAACAACCCAAGATAGCCTGATGATTGATAAAGTATTTCCGCACCTTTTTCTGCCTTGAATGACAGCCTGGATTTCAGATTTGAGCCAGACCAATTACGATCCTGTTGATGCGTATATCTCTGGCTCCATGGAGACGAATATTCATTCCGAGCAAGCAAAGTACGTGTAATAAGTAAACTTTTCGTATCTTCATTACGCGATATCCACCCTTTCAATATGTGCCGAATATGTACGAGCTCATCCAGCTGCTTGTTCAACGTTCGATTGAGTTGATAGGGTTTCCAAACGCCTTGTCTCTGATGAGATAATGCCAGATCCATCGGCTTTAACAGTGAAGCAGTTGATCCATGCCAATGCGGAGACTGTAAATGAAAAGGGGGGTATGTATATTGAAATACCACCATCACTTTGTTCCTTGTGTTAACCAACGCATAGCTATTTCATAACGCCGCAACGCTTTATCCATACGCCAAGAAAGAATTTCTTGCTCTGTCACATGATAAACCAGTGGGATCACATCGGTGAGTTGCTCAATATCTGTGGGCGAAAATAATCCGCCGTTTTGTGCAAAAAATCATGGATCCGTCCCTGAAGTGCATTCCAGTCTGGTGCGCTTAACCTATCCAGTTCACTGGGACTGAGACCAGAGCAACTCGCAGTAATGAATCGACTTTTCTGCTCATCATCCGTTTGAGCTAGCATCACATCTGTGGTTGCGACCGTTGGCATCGTCAGTTGGATTGACGAGATTGTCTGGCCATTATCTCCTAAAATCGGTAATAACAATTGGGGAATGTCTGGCTCATAAGCGGTATCAAGTTTCGCAAAGAAATAGGCACTCTCTTTTGTCACCATTGAAGAGAGTTGTTGGCACAGATAATTCCAATCCGGTACTTTCAGCTGCTGTACTTCTTTCTCATTGAGTCCACATGACAGTTGCGCGAAACGAGCAAATGCAGTCCGCTCATCGGGCTCATCAGCCACTGCTTTAGCATGCTCTCCATGGGAGATTAAGTGCAGGGTAACCGCTGATTTTTTCTGACCATCTTCCCCTGTAATTGGCCAGTGGAGTTGATAAACTTCCGGTGTATACATTCGATTTTTCCTTAAAAAAAAAGCCGTCGATGACGGCTTGCTTGATTTGAAAATTAAGCGAGTCCAACATTGCGCCGATGCGCAGCCATAAGGTCCCCCTGACCTAAATCTATTTTCTGCGTTTTTGTGTTGATATCATAAATGACACTGCCATTTTCTGTTTTGAGATAAGCCATCAAAGAACCCGCCAAGGTGAGCGCAGGTTGATTTCCCATCTTGACGACATCTTCCTTCATGCTGGTGATCTCACCTGATAAGCTGTAATGGATCGCATAAATCTGACCATCTTTGTCTTGCTCAGACGTTTTTATATCCACCTGGCACACTTCCCCTTGTTGCAAACCATATGCAGCGAGCAACCCAGCAGTGGCACCTTTCACCTTGAGTGAATAAGTCAGTTTTTCCATTCCAACCATGACTTCATCAGGAATAAATTTTCCTCCTCTTGCCACAGCCATTGTTTTTTTCACTTCCGGTGGGGTGAACTCTTCAACCTCAGCCATCAGAGGATATTGATTCACTGTTGCGGTGAGTAACTTTCGTTGACGCTGTCCAGCCATTACAAAACCTCCTCCATGAGATCATCAATTTGTTTGTCCGATGCATTGATATGGAAAACCATGTGCTCATTGGGTGAATAGCGACCATAATCAATGACGATATACCACGAGCCATTTTTATACCTTTCTGATGTGTTTAAAGTTGGGTGAAGATAAACTTCACCATCAGGAATGACTTCAGCAGCAACAAGATCTTGTAAAAACAGGTTAATCTTTCGGATTTCCTGTTCCATAAATCGTTTCGTGAGTTGCTGGGACATCACCTGCTGGCTGACCCACTCCAACTTTCTGGCAATGGCATCCTCTAAGCCAACAAAAGAGATAAACTTCCCAGACATGCTTCGGTTCCCAATGAGGCGAAATCCTCCCATATTTGTCTTGGCAAAATAACTGACACCATGCTGGTTGAACTGATGCCCTTCTGTATTCTTGTCGAGAATATTGTATTCAACAACTCGGGAAACACCTTGGATCGGGACACTTTGATTCCCTGGAGAAACCCAAGGGGACACGCTCGCAACAGTACCCGTGGCAATTGTGGATGGATAAACATCAGCTTGTTCTTCCGAATTGGATGAAAGGTAAGGCTTTGGTGCAACAAGATATACACGGTCATAGCCTGGATCCGACACATCAAACTGAGTTGTATAGTGAATTGGATCCTCATCCGGTGCATCCGCAATGACCCGACAACGAAGACGCTTCGCTATGCTGACCAACTTATCCAGCACTTCTTTGTGATGGCTATATCCTGGCACTGCAATTAATGTAGGTGTTTGTGCACATTCAACAATGGCTTCAATCCCTGTTCTTTTCCCTGTGCTATCCACTTTGCCGATAATATTGTCTAATGTTGTATTTGCAGACTGATCTGTGCCTGCTCCATCATCTGTATCGCCACTGCTGGTTGTATTTTCATTTGTAGTGCCACCCCCTTCATCAACAACAATAAAGTACTGCGGTATCTGAGTTTGCTTCAAAGTTTGTAGTGCTGCAGGGTATCCAGTACCTGATGTACTTCCTGTTTTAAACAACAGCGCAGCATCAGCCATATTACGAACCAGAAATGGTGTATTCAATACAATACTTGCGTCTTTTCCTGGTGCGGTCACGACCCAAGCAATCACATGCTCGCCTGGAGGTCCTAAGGGTGTCGGACCTTCCTCTGTTGTTATCGTGATCCCATTGTGTTCAAATTGGGCAATGTCTGACATACCTTATTCCTTTTTTGCTGTGTCGTTTCCTTCATTGATACGATGGATCCGTATCAACTCGTGTTGGCCAGGCAAATCCTTCTGGGTCTTCCTGATAACATTGGGGAACTTGCCTGAGTTGTTGTCGGTAAGTGATGACTTGCGACTTTTGTGCTTCAGATAAAGGTGAATCCGGCAACAGTTGCCAATCTGTCATTGCAATCAGTTGATCTCGCTTTGCCCTAATCTCTCGAAGCTGCTTGGCTTGAATCGCTTGTTGAATGACTGTATCTGGCAATCCACATTCTTTTAGATAACTGATGGAGCAGTTTTGATAAATACGTCCATTGTATGTAAGTTGTTCAATCATATGGTCTTTCTTCCTTGTTTATACAACTAGAATCATGCGATCTTCTGAAGCAGGTGTTGCAAGTAATGTAGACGTTAAATCTTTCCCGCTATTGAATGCCTCGATAAAATGGCACACTTTTTCAGTGTCACTGCTTTTATCAAATGAATTATCATTCCCAACAAAGCTCATGATGGCGCCTTGATCTGACCATGACCGCAACCCAATCAAGCCAGCGCTTTTCGATGATTGAAACCATTGCTGATTATCCACAAGATTGAAATCACACTTCTGTGCTTGAATATTGACCATCCCCAAACGATTACCTTGGAAATAGACCAAACAGTCATAAATATCAGCTTTGCATTCTCTCAACTTTATCGCAGTCGACCCCGGCTCATCCGAGTTTTCATCAATCAAAAATATCCCATGCCCATAAGGTGCAGCAAAGCCGCCTAAGGGCTTTTGCTTCAGTTGAACGGAGTTACAAACAATACTTGAGCCAGCACGAATATAGAATGTATTGATCATGACACCCCGATCGCCATCTTGGTAATTCGTCTTACGCTTTGCTTCAAAGACTGAGCTTTGTATATCAGCACCTTGTATCATAAGGCCACAGCCAGCGGGAATGGAGACTACTTTGTTTAAATAACAGGTGGTATTTTCGGGGATCTCCAGTTGTACAAATTGATGACCGGAACGATAAGCCTCCACCAGCTTGTCATATACATCTTCCTGATCATGTGCAGTGACCACCTTATCCGGCTTTGATAATGTACCAAGATACTTTCGATTTGCTTGTGTTTGGAAGTTTTGAAATTCTGTTTCTGCCAACAAAACTCGAGCGTTGATTTTATCAATGGTCTGCTCAACAGTCGCAGTGAGGCTTTCACAGCTTTGGATCACTTCCGCAAGTCGTTGCTCTATCGTCATTGTTTCTCCTTGAATACGATATTTTCCAATTGTTGAAGACGCTGAAACATGACAAGCTGGCGATGCATTTGTGCAATATGCGTTTGTGCTAATGTCGCCAATTCATGGGTCAGCATCAGGTTGAGATTTTCAGTTCCAAGCGTGATAGTCACGCTATCAGTGGGAAGGGCAGATATATCTAATGTCAGTTTTTGTATCCAGCTACTGTGCGCTGATTTATAGGTAAACAGTGTATCTGGCGCAGAGTAAACCGCGACTAAAATACCGGAATCAAGATAGATTCCGATCTCTCGAACTTCATACGCCTGATCGCCTGAGAACTTCGCACCCAATCGGATTTGTGTTGCACTCAGCTGCTCATAATCCACAATCGCAACCCGTTGTTGTTCATCTCGTAACCGCGTTTGGTCAGCATGGGGAAGGTAACTTTGACATCCAGCACCAATATGGGTGAATGCAGCCTTGAACCCTGCGTTTTTAGCACTGAGTACAGCCGCCAGGCCCGCATGGGTCCAGATCATGGTTGGTTCTGTCATCCTTGAGTCTCCTATGGAAGGTCATGAATTGAAATACAATGTGCCGCAGCAGTGACAAGCGCTGAACAATCGAAGTTCGGTGTTGGGAAACACACGCTTAAACGCAACTCACTTTCCACAACGGCTGGATGGCAGCTCCCTGCGACATGCAATACAGAAGAAGCACCCAATGCGAAATTGAGTTCAAATACATCTCGCTCACTTTTGATTTCTTGAATGTGCTGAAAAAGTTGCTGATGGATATGTTTCGCAGCTTCAGCGCTTTGTAAAGGTTCATTTTGCTTTGACCAGGCAATGAGTTCACAATGAAAGGGGCGCCCTTCTGGCTTCATCTCATACCAAGGTATCATGTGAACAAAATAACCAAATGCATCAAAGATCCAGCGAATGCTCCTTTTTGTACCAGCAATCCGGGGAAGTGCCCATGCGATTGCAATTCGCTCGCGCATTACTTCCTCATTTAAACCGTCTTCCCATAACAACCCTCCGCGATCCTGGGCAAGGTAGGGCAATAATCGCGTGGCAGTTTGTTGCGGTGAAAGCAATCTGGGGTAAGGATGTTTATCATCTTGAAGCATGTCGTAAAATGCCAGTTCGATAGCACGTTCAAGTGGGCTGTGGTTATCAGGCAAAACGCTATATTTATGGATCATCTCGAACCTCCAATTGAATGGAGTCACACCATAGTGCTTGTTGATGTGTCGCCTTAAGCCCGTTCGCAGGTGAGATCAGTATGACACGCTTCGCCCCTGACTCATGCAAGACGTGATATAGCATACCCAGTTCGATACAGCCACCGAGTTGATGTTGCGCTGCTGCATAAGCTTTTAATTTCTTAATTGCCCGCTCGTAAAGGATCGATTTATCCGGTCCTTTTACAACATACATGACGGCTTGGATTTGATACGAAATAATCTCAGGTTCGCGAATGATCACTTTATCGGTGAGTGGCCCGATATCTTCCTGTGAAAAATACATCTGCGCTTGATTCAGTAGTGTTGGATCGGGTATACCGTTACCCGAATTAGCCAAAAGCGTAATCGCGACTTCACCCGGTCCTGATTGCATGACTGCTGCATCTTTGATTTTCGCTGCCATACTCTTCTCAGGAAACGAGTGGGTGATCACGACTGTGTTTGCGTCAGGTGAAGTCACTGAAATATCCGGTCGTACACCCAGAGTCAGCGCATGATAACGATAACTTTGTGCAGGTCCTGCCTGACTCATTTGATACGGGGCCAGAAAATAACGCTCCCTGAGCTGATCATCTGATTCCATCACTGGCTCAATCGGGGGTGTTACATCGGGATCACCAGACTGAACCACCTGCCTTTCCAAACCAAACTCGGCTGCTTTCATATCCAGAAATGGGCCGTTCGCCCAATTCGCAAACATTTGCGCTGCATTTCTGTTCACTTCCCTTTGATGGGATTGCATCAACACAACACAAGTTTCGATAAGCTTGGTCAGTACTTCAGCTTCATTCTCAAGAGTTTCTTGAACAGCCTGGGCAATGGATGGCTCAGTCTCAGCAATATGACCAATTAATGTTTCTTTAAAGTGATTGAGTTGAGATTCGAATGGGAGAATGGAAATAGCCTCTGGGGGTGGTAATTGGTTCATCTTTGCATTCATAGATCCACCTCCAGAGAATAGATTCTTGCGTGCCACTTCCCTTCAATACGCAGATGGAAACCATGCATATGCCTTGTTGCCTGACAACGCAGTGGAAAAAAGTCCAGTAGGCCATTTTGTGGTTCATAAAATGCGGCGATGATCGACGATTGTATATCGATACATTGCTGTGCATTCTGGTTTTTCCCTAACGATGCAGGTAAATTGCTCCCGAAGCAGCGTCGTTTTTCCCGACTCCCTCGTGTTGTTGTCAGTACTTGCTGGATCCTTGATACGAGCTGAGTCAGCCCATCAATTGTGTGTCCCGTTTGACGATCAATCCCTATCATCCTGTTTCTTCCTATTGGCTCATGGGTGGTGGTGTTGTCGCTGTGCCCGGATAAACACCGCCATGTTGATGTGACTCAAAAATTGTTCTATCCATCGCCATTGAACGTTTTTGATCAAATACGTCTTTTTCAGCTTGAATTGTGCCGGAGCAAGTTATCTTTGGCGCATCTAAATGAATGTGCTTTGCACCAGACATGACAATTTCACCTTGTGGAACATGAAGCTGTAGCCGATGCTGTTGATGATCATAAGTGACTGTCGATCCATCTGGATAGATCCGCCGATGTAAATGCTGACCGATTTGCTCCGGTGGATAAGTCTCGCTGAAGATCCCGAATAGTGCGACTGACTGACAACTGTTATCTCCTCCTGCAAAATTCAGGATCAGGCAGCGTTCTCCCTGACTCGGACAACGAAACTCTCTGATTTCCCCTGCACTTGGCGCAAACCAGTGGATCCAAGGCGTCCGATTGGCGCCATGCTGAACTCGTACTTTCGCTTGAGTAACATCAACTGCATGGCAGTAGCCTGCTCGAATGAGGCTTCGCTGACAGCGTTGAATGGCTTCGATTTGCTCAGTGAGTTGGGTGATCAAATCTTGATAAGGTAAGAGCGCTTCCTGAAGATAACGCTGAAAAAATTCATCCATGTCTAAGCCTCCGATAAAGGCTAGCATCATCTGGATCTGATGGTCGAATTGCAAGCCAAACATCGTCTAGATTGTCTTCTTGATCGAGCATTGGTGGGCCAATATGGAACGACTGTTCAAATCGTAAAAGCATCCCTTCAAATCCGGGCAACACTTCGTGACGTCCATAATTGATGCACTCTGGGAGACAGCAAAGATCCTGTGATAACCCCCAGTCTTGATGAATCAATTCACCAGAAATCTGTTGAATGAGCCGTCGCAGGTTTTGTGCTGCTCTCGGCACCTCACGATTTTGGATCAGCGCTAGCTGGAACCCGAAAGCCCAGCGCTCACGGCCATCCCAATTCACTCCCGCTCGATAGCTGGTTTGGTGCACAATCGACAACATGGGCTTGCGGCTATTGAAATCAAATAATGCTGGAGAAATAATAACCGAACATTCTTCTTCCAGCTTTTCCTGAAGATACTGTTGCATCAAGGAAAGTATTTCGTGGGGTGATCCAATATCCATTGATACGTTCTCCTTTGTTGTTCGTTATGATGGGATGTCTTTCGTGTGTTGTTGGTTTAACAACTGAAAGATTTGTGTATTTTGTGTCTCAAGCCTTTCAAGCATTCTCTCTAATGGTGCAATGGTTTGCTCCAACCTACGATCCATTTCTTGTTTCGTGAGATATTTTTCCGCTGCAACAACCCGCTCATCTGCAACCTGAGCGGTAAGAGAATGAACTTTATTCCATAACATGGACAGGATACCTCCTACAACAATGACTATGAGGGTCAGTAATGCGATCAGTGTATTGAGATCCATAGCTTTTAACCCATACGTTTTTGACGACAATATCGAGTCGTCTACAAGAAAAAGTAATTGATGATTCAAATGCTGAGTGATTGGTTTAATGCAAGCGTGGTTATCGAGAGGACAACTCAAGAAATAGTTGTCGTATGATGCAGAAACCATAACAAACCCCGGGTCAGGAAGTCAATTAAAAATCTGCATATAGTAAGAATGCTTATTTGAGCAACCTCCGTAAACAGCTAGTTAACCAACCGTATAACATGATCATTTTACCAACACCTTGAATTATTTCTTGCATCTAAATCTTATTATATGCAGAATTTGCCTATCTATTTGTCTATTAAGTTCGGTACAGATAGGTAATGGGTAATTCACGTGGAAAGTTTTCAACTTGTCACACGGGACTTTAGGTTTCTACATGAAATGGATTGCATATGAAAACTGAAAGTTATCACGAACATCAATTAGAGTGGGTACGAGAGCGGGTACTACAAGCTTTTCGTATTTCTTCAACTTATCGAACATGGTTGTCTGATCCAAGCTCGAGGCTCAATGTATGTTACTCACCATCATCCAAAATAAACGGCACACATCGCCAGTTACATATAAAAGAAAAACACTTTCAAAGGAGTACACTGCCAATTTCTCTTCAGGCTTTTGAGGATAAGAAGGTTTCACAATGGGTCTACCATCTCCCTTGTGAACAACAATGCTGGATCCGTTATGCGTATACAAGCGACTTCACCTGGGAAGATGAAGTCAGCATTGTGCGATCACTTTGGAAAATCTATTCATCAAAAAAGCAACGGATACAGCAGAAAACAAGAGAAAAACTGAAGGGCCTCGCCTATCTCTGTGTACAGGACTATAAATATCTCAAAAACCGCGGCAAACCAAAATATAAGCCAGCCAAAATTAGAGAGCTGCTCTCTGTCAAAGAAAGTAACTGGCGTCGAGACTGGTTACCTCGGTGGCAACGTATGCAGAGTATTCTCGCTGCCATTGATACCCAAGCACTGAGTACACTGCTTGGGAATTTTGAGAATATGCAGAAACACTAGCGGGCTGTTATTTTACGAAACAGTTGATTTTTCAAAGCAGCTCCTTCTTCTAGCTGCAGCATTGGGCTACACCTTCTCGATACGTGCATTGCAAGAATCCAACGTTCGAAGGACAAGTCCAATGCGCTTGAGACTGATGTTCACAGGGAAAACGTTGGCTTCTCTTTCATCAATACGTTGCTCAAGAAGCAACCTCTGTGTGCTGCGATACAAATAATCGTCGTCCAAGTTGACGAATATCATCCAATAGCAAATACAGACATGGGATCAATACCAGCGTGATCACCGTGGAAAATAGAATACCGAATGCCAATGAAACTGCCATTGGGATCACAAATTTCGCCTGAAGACTTGTTTCCATCATGATAGGGGCTAATCCGATAAACGTTGTCAAAGATGTCAATATAATTGCCCTGAATCGGGCGCCGCCCGCTTCAATCACAGCATCACGGATCGCAAGTCCTTCTGCACGACGTTGATTCACATAATCCACCAATACCAAGGAATCATTCACAACAACGCCAATCGCAGCGATGATCCCAAAAATCGAGAACATACTCAGATCCATCCCAAGAATTAGGTGTCCCAAGATTGCACCTACAACACCAAACGGAATCGCAGACATCACGATCAACGGTTGACTATACGACTTCAATGGGATGGCAAGTAACGCATAAATAGCGAGAAAGACCATCAACATATTACGCAGGCTACGCAGCAACTCTTCCTGTTCGTCTTTCAATTTTCCATCTACTTTTGTTGCAACATCAGGAAACTGCTTGAGCAGTTTCGGGATCACCTGAGAGCGAATATCCTGAGCGAGTTTAAATGGTTCCTGCTGCGTTTTATCCACAGATGCAGAAATATAAACGGTTCGCTTGCCGGCTTCTCGACGGATCCGACCGATACCCGGTTTTAGCGTCAGCTCAGCTAGCTCGGAGAGTGGGACTTGCTCGCCATTAGGTACTCGGATCACCATATCATCCAGCTTGCTGATGGCATCACGCTCCTGCTTTGGATAGCGAAGCATGACTTTAACTTCCTCTCCGTCACGTAATATCCGCTGTGCTTCCATCCCATAAAAACTGGCACTCATTTGTCGCGCAATGTCTCGCTCTGTGAGTCCAACACTATTCGCAAAAGGCTTTAAATCAATTTGCACTTCTTGTGTATTGCGACTAAGACTGTCTTCCAAATCACCAACCCCCTGATATTCACCAAGTGCTTGCTTTAAGAGCACCGTTGCCTGGGCAAGCTGCAACTCATTATCACTCACAAGCCGGAATCCAATATCTTTTCGTCTTCCCTCTCCCCCCATCACGCTATCAATCACTTGAATCGACTGCATACCCGGGATTACTGGCATCTCATCCCGCCACCGGCTCGCGATGACAAAGGTATCAATGGGGTATGTATTGATGTTATTGAGTTGGATCCTAAATTTTGCACCATTGCGCCCACGTTTATAATAGAAATAAGACTTGATTGGACTATAGCCAAACTCCTCAACCAGATCTTTTTCAACCTTGAGGATCACATTTTCTATTGCAAGAATGGCGTCTATTGTTGCTTCATCGGTTGCCTCCTCCTTCATGCTCAGCACGATGCTTGGAAAGTCATGTGGAATCTTCGGCATGCCAACAAATCGCAATAAGCCACCAAAATATAAGGCCATACATAGCATGATCATCACCCCAAAAAATGAGAAAACAGCATATCGATACTCAATTGCAAGGGCTAAAAAAGGCTGATAGCGTTTTTGGATCAAGTTTTTTAAATGTTGATCAAATTTACTGCGCATACGAACAAGCGGATGATTGGGGTCCTCTTTACGTGCTTTCATTTGTGCCAAATGTGCAGGAAGGATCAGCTTAGACTCAACCAATGAAAACAATAGGCAGAGGACAACGACCACAGAAATCGAATATTGCATGCTAGAGTCAGGGCCATCCCCAAAAAGCATCGGGAAAAAAGCCACAACAGTCGTTAATATCCCAAATACGGTCGGTACAGCAACCCGCTTCACCCCTCTGATCACTGGTTGTGTACCGTAACCTGACTTTTCGATTTCTGATGCTGCACTTTCCCCAATCACAATAGCATCATCAACGACGATCCCAAGCACCAAAATAAAACCAAATAAGCTGGTGAGATTCACCGTCACACTGATCCAACTGGTTGGCATCAACATGAGTGTCCCGAAAAAGCAAATCGGAAGTCCCATCATCACCCAAAAGGCAAGTCGCACACGAAGAAAGAGAGCCAAGATAAGAAAAACCAGAACCGCACCAGAAAGCAGGTTCTCCATCATCATATCCAGACGACCTTTGAGGTAATACGTGATATCTAACCATTGTGTGGCTTTTACCCCTTCAGGCAGTTCATGCTGATGCGTTTCAAGGTATTGCTTTACCTGATCAGCGATTTTGACAGAATCTTGATCTTCATAACCATTGACAGAAATGCTGACCGCATTTTCTCCATCAAACCGAACAAAATGCTTCCAGTCTTCGAAGCCATCCACAACGGTCGCAACATCACTGAGCAGGATCTGACTCCCATCTTCTCGGCTAAGAGCCGGGATCATCTCAAAGGTCTGCTGATCCATGGCTAAGTTTTCTATGCGAACATTGACATAACCATTGTCAGTTTTCACATTTCCCGCGGATGCATTCGTTGAAAAGTTTCGAATCGCTTGTGCAACTTGGGAGAAGGTTAAACCATACTCACGAAGCTTATCCTTTTGGATCTCAATACTTATCTCATAATCCGGCCCACTCCAGTAGGAAATAGGCGCTCCAGTTAATTGCCTCAAATCATCAACAATTTTTTGGCCTGTTTTCTTCAACGTACGAAAATCGGCATTTCCATGCACAGCAATATCGATGACATCTTCCATATGCTTAATTTGAGTAATTTCAGGCTTTTCCATCCCATCAGGCAGGTTTGAAATCGCATCAATTTGTGCTTTCACTTCATTCGTTACTTCCGTAAGATCTTGGTCTTGCTCCACAGTAATGTTGAACCACACCCAACCACGACGCGTAAAAGCCACCACACGTTCCAAGCCTTTGACACTCTCCAAAGCACTTTCAAACTTCTTGATAATTCCTTCTTCGATCTCTTGTGGTGAAGCCCCCGGATAATTTACCTCAATTTCAATCTTCTTTTCCGTTGCGGGCGGAAACGACCTTTTTTGAATTGTGAAGGAGGTTGCAAGACCAGAGACGATAATAAATATCATCAATAAGTTCGCTGCGACAGGATTACGTGCAAACCAGGCGATGATTCCTTTCGATGTATCTTGCAT